ACGGAGAACCGAACGAGAGCTGGGGAACGATACTGGCAAGAAGCAACAGCAAGGATGAATTTTTGGAGGCAGTGCGAGGTCGCTTTCCACGCGATTACGTGCTCAATTTTGAACGCCTTCTATACTTTTGCGAGTGGAGATTCGGACGCGAGGAGACCACTTACACCGGTAGAGGAAGACATGACTTCGTGGAACTACCTACCATGAAAGACTGGGTTGAGGTAAATCTCCTACAGGTATTGTTTTGGACCTACGGTCCTCGGGGGGGGCCCCAGTCCCCTCCCCTCATCCTCCCAAGGCCATTGGCTATGATCTAGTGTAGTTTTGTAGGAAGTGGAGCGACCGCGCTCGCTCATTCTTATTGGAGCTTCTAGGCTCGGAAAGACTCAGTGGGCAAGATCTCTTGGCAAGGCCATGTACTTCTGTAACCTCTTCAACCTGGATGACTGGGACGACGGAGCGCGTTATATCATCCTCGACGACATCGACATCAAGTACTTCCCCCACTGGAAATTCTTTCTTGGTGCGCAGTCCGAAGGAATACTTACCGATAAGTACCGCAAGAAACGACGAGTTCGAAACGGAAGACCTACTATCTGGTTATGCAACGAGGACATGGACCCTAGAAGAGCTTTTTCCAGAGCTGAATGTGAATGGGTCGATTTAAACTGTGACGTTATAACTGTCACGAGACCTTTATTTCAATAAACTATGGATCACGGAAGTGGAGCTTAATCTTATAATCCATCTCTCCAACGGCAGTGGCACTAACATCATTCGTATTTGCTATCACCTGCATGACCAAGTAGTACGTACCATGCTTGAACCTAAACTGAGCTGTAGATAAATCAGTATGGGTTGGATCCTCAATCTGAAGCCATTTGTTAAGGCTATAATAGAATGAGAAAGGCGTAGGACAGGATATAATTCCGGTTCCGGCTTCATTCTCGACTCCAGGGTTGATAACTATCGTCTTGGATGATATTACTGTAACAACAGTGGTATCAAACGGATCAACCCATCCAGAGCCAACAAACTGACCGGTGAGAGTAGAGGCCTCGAAGAATGTCGGATTCTCATTCGGGGCTGTAGCAGTTGGATTTGTAGTACGCGTAGTCGTATTTCCAAACGTATTCCAGCCGGCGAGCAAGGCGGCATTCTGCTTCTTAGACCAAACTAGCGTTACTCGTACAAGAGCACCTTGAAACACGGTACCTTCACCACTGGTACCAACTTGACCTCTAAAGGAGATACCCTTTACGAAATACTTGTTACCGAGAAATTGGTCGTCTTCGACACCTTGACCGGGTACTTGTACTGGACAGGTAACGTATACGATACGAGACGTACCGTCACCTTGTGCAAGACCGAAACCGGTTGCCGACGAGGTTATAGTCTGCTTCGCCTCCGCTGTTCTAAGAATAACACGGCGAACTGCTCGCTTAAAAGATCCGCGACCTTTGCGAAACCGACGTTTTCGGAATGTGCGACGTCTGCGGAATGAACGGCGACTTCTAAATCGGGAACGCGTGCGCATTGCCATTTTTAGACGCTTCGAATCGTGTGATAGGTCGATACCTTCGTCCACTCGTTTCCTTTTTCGGTCAACAAACTTGTCCCACTTACGTGTGATTGGATAAGACGCGCCGGCAGCTGCAAGTCCCAATCCAACTTGCCACAAAGAGGAAGCCATCGAAAAACATTTCGATTGCGCAGCACACTTATATAAAGTGGCGGGTGGCGGGTGGCAGTAGGGTAATATTATGCCTACTGCCAGAGAATCTCGCGAATTTTCGTTCGATGGAGTTCAGGTTTTCCTCACATACCCGCAATGCCCTCTTGAGCGTGAACAACTACGAGATATTCTGCTCGAGCGAACCGATGCATCCAAGTATCTGGTTGCAAGGGAGCTGCACAGCGATGGGAACTATCACTTACATGCTTACCTTCACTTCGGAAGAAGACGACGGTTCACAGGGACCGCGATTTTTGACGTGGAGGGACACCATCCTAACATACAACGACCTCGATCCCCTGGAAGTGTCATTGCCTATTGCTGCAAGGAGGACACTGAGCCTTTGGCTAACTTCGATTATCAGGACGGAGAACCGAACGAGAGCTGGGGAACGATACTGGCAAGAAGCAACAGCAAGGATGAATTTTTGGAGGCAGTGCGAGGTCGCTTTCCACGCGATTACGTGCTCAATTTTGAACGCCTTCT